TTGACGATTCGACCAGCCCACCGGATTGTTCGGGAACTGCCCCCTAGCCTTGCGGCATACCGGCTACCCTTTTCTTCCACGCCCTCAGGTTGAAGTCTTGCTATCGTGTGGAGTACGGATGCCAAGGAGGAAACAAAAAAGCCGGTTACTACTGCCCTCGGTGGAAACCCTTAGGATTTGAACCAAGGGCGAGAGCATGAGTAACCGGCCTTCACTTGTCGCTTTCCACGGCAACGAAATGGAGTGTCTAGGATTTCTGTGGACTTGTCAAGCCCCTACAAACCACTCGGGTTTGATGACCATCAGTTGATAGACGCGGCCTTGTGGCATCTGCTTCCACTGGTTCACTGCGCCCCTGGACACGCCCAGTATCCGAGCCAGTGCAGCTTGAGAACCCGCCCGTTTGATCGCCTCTTCTTTGGTCATCCGTACAGTGTACTCTACATTCACTGGCAATGGGTTAGGGTAAGTCCCTATGAAAAAGTCTTGTGTGGCGTTAAGTTAACTGTACAATCCAACCCCATGCCGCAGCATCCCGCAGCGGTCTTTAAGGAGAGAAGATGAGTATCGAGAACCTTTTGAAACTTGATGTTAGCAAGCGCATTGAGAAGAAAAATAACCTGTCTTACCTGTCTTGGGCTTGGGCCTGGGCTGAAGCACTAAAGGTCGATCCAACGGCCACTTTTAAGGTAGAGACATTCAAGCGCGATCAGTACACCGAAGAACCATTCATGACTCTTCCAGGTGGCACTGCTCTGGTTTGGGTGACTGTCACCATGTTCGGCAAGCCAATGACTTGCCAACTTCCGGTGATGAATCACAAGAACCAAGCCATCTCCAATCCAGATGCTTTTCAAGTAAATACAGCCATCATGCGCTGCATGACTAAGGCGCTTGGCCTTCATGGTCTCGCGTTGTACATCTATGCCGGTGAAGACCTTCCAGAAGGCGCACCATCGCCCAAAGATGTAGAAGACGAGGCTTTTGAAGAGAAGCATCTGGAGGCATTGCGTGAGGCCTCATTAAATGGCATGAGCGCACTGGAGGCTGCATTCAAAGAAATCCCTGTCTCAGCCGCCAAGTCCAGGTTCTGGGCAAAGCACCAAGCCAGCCTGAAAGAAGCTGCCAAGCAGGAGAAAGCAGCATGAAAGAAACCAACACAAACGAAACCTATGCCACATGGCAGTCCAAGTACGGGGACTATGCCAACAGCATGACGCTGCGCGACTATTTTGCTGCCAAGGCGATGCAAGGTGCAGTAGCAAGCTGCACAGCACCCCTATATATTGAGCCATCAATCTGTGCGCCGTGGGCTTACGAAATGGCCGATGCAATGCTGAAAGCGAGGCAGTCAAATGGATGAGCAGCGCACCGACGAGTGGTTCCAGCAGCGTCTGGGGAAAGTCACCGCCAGCAATCTGCATAAGGTTCTTGCCAAGACCAAAACCGGCTACGGTGCTGATCGCGGACACTACATGACCCAGTTAGTTCTAGAGCGCATCACCGGCAACCGAGCAGACGGCTACACCAGTGCGGCAATCCAGTGGGGCATTGAGCAAGAGCAGTTCGCCAGGGCTGCATACGAGGCTTATAGGGGCGTTCTAGTCGAGGAGGTGGGGTTTATCCATCACCCAAACATTGCGATGGCTGGAGCGTCTCCTGATGGCCTTGTAGAGGGTGGCATGGTCGAGATCAAGTGCCCAGAATCCAGGACCTTCCTGGAAGTCATGCTTTCCAGCAATCCGGTGGAGTCAAAGTACTTTGCTCAGATGCAGTGGCAGATGCGCTGCGCTGACCGGCCTTGGTGTGACTATGTTGTATTTGACCCACGGTTTCCACCGAAAGCCCAACTGTTCATCGTTAGGGTAAATCGGGATATTAGGTGGATTGAAGAGGCTGAAACTGAGGTCAAGAAGTTCTTGGCTGAAGTGGATGAAAAAGTGCAAGCGTTGAAACAGAAGATTGGAGAATGAAATGAGTAAAGTTTTGAAAGAGATTACCTGCGTTGTTGGCGACTACAAAAACTCTCAGGGAGAAACCAAGAAACGGTACAGCCGCATTGGCAGCATCATTGACACCAAGAACGGCCCGATGCTCAAGATCGATAGCATCCCGCTCAAAGAGGGTGGCTGGGATGGCTGGGCTTACATCAACAACCCTAAGAAGGAAGAGGAAGAGCGCAAGCCAGTTCGTCAGGCTCCTGACATTGATGACGCAGACCTGCCGTTCTGAACATGAACAGCGCCCGACTCGATAAAAGTGATCGGCTGAACAGGGTGTTGAAGTTGCTGGAAGTTGGCGGTGAATTCAGCACCCTGGACATCATCAGACATGCGAATGTCTGCGCTGTCAACTCAATCATCTCAGAGTTGAGACAAAACGGCATCAACATTGCCTGCCAACGCAAAGGCCCTTACTGGTACTACACACTGGAGAAATCATGAACCATCACACGATGCAAGTCAAAGTCAAAAACGGAGAGCAAAACGTCTTCGTGTCCTTGCTGCAAAACAAGATCCTGCTGTCAATCTACGCCCTCAACGGCAGCATGAACATTTCTCTGGATCAAGGACAAGTCGAAGAGTTGATCGAAGCCCTGGAGCAAACCCAAGCCAAAGTTAAAGAGGTGACAGCATGAAGAAGTTTTTTGCAGCCATTGGAATCGCCCTGGTGACCACCGGAGCCTGGGCATCTTGTTCTACCCATACCTACACCATGAATGGACGTATGGTTACATGTACGACCTGCTGTTATTTTGGCAACTGTACAACCAACTGCTTCTGATCAATGGCCGAAAGCGGATGCTGTGCTCTAGCGACGATCCAAGTGCTCGGCTTCCAAGCAAAGCACAGACGCAGCGAGTAGGCCACCTTTTTATGAACCCATTCGACAAAGACTACAAGGCGCAACTGTCGTTCAGAGACCTAGAGACTGATAGGAAACGCTCTTATCAAGCCTCTAGAGTTCTCAACGACAAGCGCAAGACAGGCGTAGAGCCTTATCCATCACTGGCCTCCAGAGTCGGGGCTTTTGAGGGCATCAATCCTCGCAAGGTAACGGTAGAAATGCCAAAGATGAAGAAGAGTCGCAGATGAACATCGAAGCAAAAGAAATTGACGGTGAGCTTTGGATCAAGGCCTCAGATCACCATAAAGCCCTTAAGGATGCGAAACGCCCTTGGGTTGGACTGACTGACTCTGAAATTGATGAGTGGGACTATGACGTTCGAGATGTCGTCATGGACACTGAAAAGCTGCTCAGGGACAAGAACACATGATCCACAAAGAAATCGTAGAGCTTTGGCGCAAGCACCAGGAGGTACATGAATTCGCCCAGGCAGTCGAGGCTATTGTTCGGGCCGATGAGCGAGAGGCAGTGTGCCGCATCGTTACTGGCCTGTGCATCAGCGACAACAACGCTGAGGAAATCAATCGTGCCATACGAGCAAGGGAGAAAGCATGAAAGAAGACATTATCAAGCTGGCTCAAGAGGCTGGAGCTTATCGACTGGTAGACGCTAATCAAGGATCAATGGTCTGTCTATCTAACGCCACTCTTCAGCGTTTCGCCTCAGTCGTTGCCAACCGCTGTGCCGACATCGCATACGAAGCCGAGCCATACCACTCTGCCGACCTCATCAGAAAGGCTTTTGGAGTAGAAAAATGTTAAGCATCTTAGACCCGAAATTCAGGTATATTCCTGCCGCTGCAACAGACGTACAGCAAACATGGAGAAAATTCGGATGGAGTCCACCCAGTGAAATGCCCCGTTTGCGAAACATGGACGACAGTAGAAAGAACGAGCCAGAGAAACGGGTTGATCTACAGACACAGAAAATGCGGCAACGAGCATGATTTCCACACAGAAGAACGCCCAATCCCAAAAGCAAAGCACGGAGGTGCACGATTTCGCAAGCTGGAAAACCGACCAGTTGATCCGGTTCGCTCACGAATCCCTACAGAAGATCAATGACCTGGAAGATCAAGTCTCCCACATGAGGCAAGATCTGCGCTCTGCTCTACAGGCCTATCGCGCCATAGTGCAAGAGCAAGAGACTCAGAAGGCTCAGAAGGCCTCTACGTCTATCACCTGACCCCTGAACTCTATCTTGTCGTGTGCGTATCGATGCACAAGCTCTGGCCACAAAAGCCTACCATTGTGGATCGTTAGCACAGCAAAGCCCGACCTCCAATTCGCTGGATTGTCTTCCATGTAATCCGTGAATTGGGGGCCGTCAATCTCGGCAAGAGTGCCCGTATCCACACCGAACCTCACGCCGTTGTAGTCAGAAAACGGAGTGACCTTGAGGCTGTGCAAATGGCCCGTAACCACGCTAATTCCAGCGTTGACAGTGTTGTTGTGGGTGGCATGAACGCCGTTCTTGAAGCGGTGCTTGACAACCACCTCGTCTGTTGGCCAGCACGACCAGCAGGGTATCCAGGCAGGGAAGTGATCTGAGAGCTTGAACCCGCCGATGTGCATGAACTCTGGCACTGTGTTGGCCAACCGGTTCTCAAACCTTGCATCGTGGTTCCCAAGTGACCACACCAGCTTTGCACCATTGGCGCTTTGCTCAATTTCTTCCAAAGCCGCTTCACAAGCCTTCAGTTCTTGCACTACACTAGGCTTACTGTCCCACCCTATCCTAGGGTGACGGGATATATTTGCCCCGTCAAAAGCGTCACCATTGTTAATGATAGCTTTTGGCTTCAAGTTCTTGATAGCCCATAGCAGACCTTTATAGGCTGTAGACCTGATCCCAGGCCAGAAGTGGGCATCTGAGAAGACCAGAACGATGCCGTTCTCAATGCCAAGGGCATACCTTGCAGACGAGGATTTGGATGGGCTAAGGTGGTCAAAAGATCTGGTGTGTCGCCTGTCAAGAGTCTCCAGGAGTTGCCCTGTCCTGGCCTCGATGCGCTTTCTACGGGACATGACATTGCGTTCAGCAATGCCCAATACCTTTGCTAACTGTGATGCCGACTTATATTTCTCCCAGAGATCGATGAAATCTCGCTCACTGACTACTGGCTGCGCCATATAAAACCCTCTCAAGCACGTTGATTACTCGATGTTCTGCCGCATCAAGCTGCTCAGGTGTTGCTGCCCTGTCTTGTGCTGTCGAAATCAAGTCGAATAGGAAGACATGTAAACACTCGTGTAGCGCAGTCATCGACAATGACTCGCTGTTGATCTGTGTGGATCCAAAGTCGCCCAACTGGTACGACCCTAGCCTAGCCTGACTGTCGCACTGCACTGCAGCCATTGCGGCCTTCACAGGCTTGCTGCTGCGCTCTAAGCGCCAATCCATTAGATTCAGTGTTTGTTGCCAGTGTTTGACATACTCGTCAAACTGCTGTGCCTGCTCGTCGCTCGGCTTGTTGACCGACTTAGGCATGAACAACTGGGTCAGTGCTGCAAGCCAACAGGGCTGCTATCCGACAGAAATAGCGCTCGCTCGTCCTTGCGACGTTTGACAAGGCCGGGGAGTTCACGCCCACCGCCCTTTGTCCATTGCATGAATGCATCGGCAGCACCTTCCCAATCGCCCCGGTTGGCCTTCATTCGGATGGTGGAGCGCTGCAGATTACCTAGCCCGAAGTTAAAGGAAATGCTGACCAGAGCGTCAAAAGCGCCTTGGCGGCCAACAACGCCGGGAACAAGTCGAAGAACACCACGTTCAAAACTTGCGACATCAGCCGCGAAGAGATCATCGGTTTCTTTCTTCGACCAGACACGATTGTCCTCCTGCTTGAGCGGCATCTCTTTGCGGATCATTGGCACGGGCTTGTCTTCAGTGCGTGCCATCGGCAGCCTGATCTGCTCCTGATACAGCACATGGCCATACCCAATTGTCCAGATGTGAGCTGGGCACAGGTAGGGGCGGTTGCGGTAACCCTCATACCTGTGCATCAAGTCAGCGCCGACCTTGCTGAGTTTCACTTCTTGTTCCAGTTGCGAGAGCCGAACCAAAAGCCAATTATGCCGCCAAGCATAGCCATTTCATCCGGGCTGAAGATGATGTCCGAGTAGCGCAGCACATCGTCCATACTCTTGATCATGCCAGGATTCGTGTACAGGTAGTAGCACAGGAACAGGTTGATCAGCACCAATTCAATCACGAAGATGTACGTCACCGTCGGACGCACAGTGCCGACGTAGTTGGCAACCCACTGGCTGGCCCTGTCCAGAATCTTCTCGTCGTGCTTGAGCGCGGCTTCCGTCATCTGCGCCTCGGTCTGCATCATGACTTGATCCGTGCGAATCTCCTCGATGCGCTGCTGCGCCGCGTAACCTTGTGCAGCCAGAGCCAACTCTCGCTCGTTTTGCATCCGCGCCAGTGCAAGCTCATGTTTCTGATCGGCCTTGTTCTGAAAGTATTCGAGCAGCTTGGGCAGGCCGCTGATGAGTAGGCCACCGAGGGTAGAGATAAGGGACAGCATTTATTGCTCCTGAGGTTGTTGAACGGCTCCGCGCACACCGCCAGATGTCAAGGCTTGCACAGCATCCCGTGCCCAATCAATGCCGTACTTCTTACCGATCTCGATTGCGGCATTGAGCTTTTGCTGGTCAATGCCTTTCTTAGATGGCTGCACAGCCTGGAAAACCTTAACAGCATCTGATGGGTTCAACAGAAGCTGTTTCAGACGCTCTTCGGTAGCCTCGGATGCCTGCTTTGCCCAGTACTTGCTGAATAGAGATGTAATGCCATAAAAATGGCTTGACACAGGATTTGTAAACCTTGAAATAATTTGTTCAGGCGGTATGCCAGTCAATTGTTCAATCGCAGTCTTAGGAACAGTCTCACCCCTAAAAGAAACCTGCGTGATGTCCCTCGTCAGACGGTCAGCAGTGGTGGCAAAGTCTTGCACTTTCTGTGCATAGGTCGGGCCAAACACGCGATTGAAGACAGCGGCTCTATTCCTGTCAGCCAACATCCCAATAGGGTCTTGAGAGCGAACGATGTCATCCAACATAAACGCCCTGGCAGCATTCACAGAGTCTTTGTCAGCACCATAGCGCCGCATAAACTCATTGGTGAACTTGATGTCACCATACATTTTTCCAACCAATTCTTGGGCGCTGCGTACTCCTTCTTTGCTAATGATTTGATCACCAGCAACACGCTGGAAATCAGCATTGAGACGCGCTCTTGAATCAAGCAAAGTCTGTACATTTTTGGTGGCCGCGTCCAACTCTTCGCGCAACCCTGGCACCATTGAAACGCCACCCTCGTTTTTCTTCAACCATTTGGCTGCAGCCTTTGGGTCAAGCACATCATTCTTGACGGCAGAGGTGGTGAAACTGTCTAGGAATGCAGACCTAACAACAGAAAGACCATCTGGGCCTGTGGCCGCCAGGAACTCCGACACATTTGATTTGTTGCCAATCAGGGCAGGCGCAATCTGCTCAACAAATTTCTTGCGGTCAATAGCAGCCAAAGTGGCAGAGTCAAATGGCAAGCCTACCTTTTGGAAATAGGATTTGTCAGCCTGACGATATGCATTTACAAAATCAGGATCTAGGCTATCAATATGGCCAGACACCCGTGACTTCAATTCAGACAGCAATCGAATGTCAGAAGGCTCACTAGTCTTAGACAACTGTTTGTTGATCTCTCGCTTGAGCGAATCAAGATCCTCGATGGATGCGGGAGTAAATTCACGGCCACCAGGACGCATTGACACGCCTTCTGCCGTCAGAATAGGACTAGGTTCTACGCTAACAGGCCTGAATCGCTGCAGAACTTTCCCGTAAATTGTCGGGAAGGTCTTGAAGACATCAGAGGCACGTTCGCCAGCAACGAAGTTGTAGATGTCATCTACAGAACCAGCAGGCAACTCCAGGTTCTTGGATTTAGCAATGTTGAACGCCTCCGTATACAGCGGTTTAACCTCTGCATAGGCAGCGCGTTCCTTCTTCTCCACAAGATTTGCAACACGCTGACCAAATGCATTGGGATCGATAGATTGCCCTTGATAAGCATCAGCAATCTGCTCGTCCAAAGACCTCACGCGCCGCGCTTGAACCCTGGCAAGATCTGGAGCAGCCACATTCACGGTGACTTTAGACGGATCTCCAAAAAGCCTGATCTGGTTTTGAGCAAGTGCAAGTTTTGCGGCCTCGTACTGAGCGCCGTACTGTGCCCTGAACACAGGATCTCTGGATGCCAGATTTTGGACGAAAGAATCAATCACCGGATTGTTGGCCAGCAAAGCTGATACCGGGAGCCTAACTGCTGCTGCACCGGGTGCCCTCAATGAAACACCTTCCTGAGCCTTAGCAGCGTCTGTCAGCGTCTTCATGAAGTTGGGGTCAGCCTGACCGGCAGCAATGAAGATATTGCTGATGCGGTTGTCAACGTCCTTCAGAAGCTCATCTTCAGGAACAGTACCGCGAATCTTTTCCCATTGGCTCTTGACTACATCCAAGCCTTTTGCACCCAAAGCACCCGCACGAGGTACGTTGCTCAATGCATAGGCAGCGCCGCCACCTCCAATGATGCTGCCAGCGACCCTGCCAGTAGTCTCAGACCCGATCTTAGCTCCACCATATTCTCCTGCCATTCCTCCAGCTTCTGCACCAGTTGCAACCACAGCCTGTTCAGCAGGGCGCAAGACTGCTTGTGCTGGGATGGAAGCACGGCGTATAGCAGCAATCGGTGGGAAGAGATATGTTTCAGGAGAAAACATCCCCTCAACACCAGCAGAAAACAAGCGTTGACCAGTTGTCACAGGACGCACACCAGTAGTGCCCAATGCGCCCATCAATGCCCGTTGCGTTGGCTCTTGTGCCTGTGTAAATGCTTGTGTAGGTGGAATACGACTAGGTTGAGCCTCTGGAGTAAAAAGTTCAGGCAAACCTCTGCCAACAGCACTTTGACCTATAAGGCCACCAAGTCCAGCCACGAAGCTAGGGAAGCCAGACAAACCTCTCCTAGCTGCCTCCATCAGCACAGAACCAGTAGGAGGTGCTGGTCGAGACTCAACCGGAGCCTCTCCAGACAGCATCATCAATGTTTCATTTGACAATGACCCCAAGTTGTTATTGGCAATAGCCTCAAGCTCGGCAGTGGAAAGTTTGCTGAGATCTACTGCCATGTTACCTTCCTCCAGCTTGACGACGACGCTCAAGTTCTGCTCTTGCTTGATCTGCTAATGAACCAGCACCAGCACCAGCAGCACTCAGTTGCGGAAAGCTCAAAGCTCTTTCCACTGCAGCGGCATCATAACCAGGAGTGCTGAGTGCAATATTACGCTGCACATCGACTTCTGCTCGCGCTTTCCTATCGGAAACAGTGCGGATTGCATTCAATGTCGCTTTGATTTTGTTTTGAGTGTCCAGTGATGGAGTGCCAGTAAACAAACGTGAGGTTGCATCATACAGCCCACCAAGCAACGATGGATCTCCACCAGCCTGCTCGACATCTCGACGACTCAACTGGCTGTCACCAAGTGCCTTGGCCAACTGTACCCGTGCAGCGTTAAACGAGACAAAGTTGTTTGTCTTGATGGAGTCATCAATAGCTCGTAGTGCTTGATCAGCGGCATCGATAGACTTAAGTTGTGGATCAATCGTTGCTTGAACGCTACGCCTAAAGGCAGGAATATCTGCTAGTGCTCTTACACCAGGAAGCTGGTTTGTGATACTTACTCTCGGTTTTGCAGCCTCAGCATCAACTCGTGCATTGATAACTTTTTGTTCAGCTTGAGTCAGTTGAGCGAATGGTTTACGGAACTGTTCCTGTGCATAAGCCTCTCGCTGTTCACCAAACCTAATCTCACGACCTTGCAAGTTTGCAATGCGTCCTTCAATGTTTGTCAACTCAAAACTATTAGCTTGGGCACCACCAGAAATCAACTCATTCCGCTTAGTAATTAGCTTTTCAATTTCTGTCGGCTTAGATGCTTCGCGGATAGCTTTCAACTCATCTTCCAGTTGCTTGCCTTCCAGTTCTGCATCTTTGACACCAGCAGCACGGGCGCGACGAATTGCTGAGAGCCGTGTTTCGATCTGCGATACCCTAGGAGATGTTTCAGCCCTTGCAGCAGCAGTCTGTGCAGCAGGAGCAGCGGGAGCAGCAGGAGCGGCTTGAACCGCAGATGCAACAGCAGCAGGAGCAGATGGTGTTCCAACGATTGGAGATCGGGGTGCCGTACTTGGGGTCCCATAAGGCCGAATCAACTGCATGCCGTAGAGTGTTTCAATTGATTGCCGGATGCTTTCTGCTCTGTCAAGTTCTTTTTGTCTTGCGTTTGCATCCAAAGGTTCTTTCCCAGCCCACCAAGAAGGTGTTTCACCAGCAGCAAGCTGACTAACCCGGTTGTAAAGATTAATCGCCCTGTTGATAGAGTTGGCCTCATCTTCAGAAACGGCTCTGGTTGGATTGCTAAAAACAGCATCTTTCCTTGGGAACACCGATTCTGCGGCTACAGGCCTATCAACAGGTTGCGCTGCCGGTTGTGCAGCAGCCGATGGAGGCATTGCTGCTTCTACTGGTCCAGCAGTCTGTGCCTGAGCCGGTTGTGCGGGTCCACCCTCACCTCGATATGCCTTAGTAGCTTCAATTAGCTCTGCTTCTTTACGCCTCAAGACCTCCGTTTCAGCCTGTGTTTTACCAGTACTTGCTCTAGAAGACTCAGCCGCTGCCTGATTTTGAGCAATATCAGAAAGAACCTTCATGCGCTGTTGGTACACCTGAGCCAGTTGCATGGCACCAACAGAATCACCAGCCTGTTGCAGAGCTTGAATACCGCGCATCATGGATTGAAGGTCTGTAGGATCAATCTGACGCGCAATAGCATTGCGATTGCTGATCATACGCAGTTGCGGATCTTCACCTCCCAAAGCACGGCCAAATGCGCCACCCAACTGATAACCACCACGGCTAATAGCAAACTGAGCTTGCTGCATAGGTGAAAGTTGTGCGTACTCAAGCGCCATCTTATCCGCTTGCGCGGCTTGTGATCGCTGATACGCCTCTGGAGTAAGGCCAAATAGGGATTGAATGATGTCTGCCATGATTGCCTCTTAGGAACTCAGATCAATAGAAACTTGTCACCGGACCTGGAGCCATGCCTCCTCCACCATAGCCATAAACATTCCCGGCACCATATTGACGCATCGCTTGTTGAGCACCCATGTATGGCTGGAAAGCGCTTGAAACACCTTGTGCGAACATCGGATTGCCACTAAGCCCGGTAAGGAATGTTGCAAATGGGTTGTAGGCATTTACTGCTTGCATTGTCTGTGCTGCACTCATACCGCTTGTGAGCAATGCTTGAGCGCCAGCAGCACTCTTACCTTGAGCACCAATGTCAATGCCAAGTGAAAGAGGTTGCTGTCCCAGAGCTTCCAATCCCTTGGCTTGACCAAGATATGCTTCATATGGAGCCAAAGCAGCAATCTGTCCTTGATAAGCGCCTCGCAGCAAATCAGCACCAGTGCCGAACAAACCAGCACCAAACCGAGTCTGCTCCATGCCAGCCTGTTGTGCCCTAGTAGCCAATTCAGCGTCTTGTTGAGCCAGAGCGTTGTAGTACGCCTCCATCTCAGGAGATGCTGCACCAAGACCAGCAGCGCCACTAGGACGCGCACCAGTAGCACCAATAGCAAGACCTTCACGGCCAGTTTGAAATAGACGATTTTGCAGTTGTGAAAGTTGCCTCTCACGGCCAGGAGCCAGCAGTTCTTGCTGACGAGCCATGTACTGTTGAGCAGCCTGCTGTGGAGTCTCTGCCAGATAGCCTTGCGCCAGCCCAAATAGGCCAGGAGCAGCAGCCATCAGTGGCTGATACATCCCAGGTGCAGCCTCTGCCTGCGTCAAGCCCATGCCCGTCAAGCCCATCAGTCGATCTTGGTAGGCACGAAGCTCAGGCGACAACTCGTAGCCAGCACCCGTTACTCGACCATCTGGGCCAGTCTCAAATGTTGATCGACCAAACCTCGTAGTGATGCCTACTGGTCGGAATCGAGCCTCTTCTGCCGCAAGTTGACCAGCTCTCTCTTGGGCAGCAGCGGAAATACCAGCCGCCTCTGAGGCCGAATCAGCGGCCATCATGCCGCCTACAAGTTGAGTACCACCAACTATTAGGCCAGTTACTGGATTAGGCATGATCAAACTCCTTCATATAGTCCTCAAATTTCTCGCCGTACAACTCCATGACATAGCGAGAAAGTTCCTTCGCACGTTTTGCTGGGTGACAAAGCGTAACAACCATCAAAACAACATCGTAATAACCGGCTCTCCACATGTAAGATCTGGCATCTGCTTCACCATTTCGCTCAGCTTCATCTGAAGCCTGCCACTTCAACACCATCGTTGCTACAACAGGCATCAAACTGTTCGCATTGGCCTGCCAGAACGGATTCTGGCTCATCCCAACCAATGTGTTCCAAATCACAACATCTAGATCATCTCGGCTTACTTCATCTCCATCAGCTACATCATCAAAGACCTGAATCGCATCCCAAAGCATCAACAGCCATTCAGTTGCGGCACCAGGTAGACCAAAGACATTGTTAAAGTTCTCTCTGAGCCACTCTTCGCTTTTCATTGATGATTCCCAGCTATTAGATTACTCGTACAAAATGTTGATGGAGCCAGCGTCGAAGGTGTCAGTGCCGTTGGCTGTAGTAACGCGCACGCGATCAAGTGTGGCAGAAAGAGTTTTACTGCCGCCGAAGAATGTTGTAAGCGCTGCATTTGAATGACCAAAAGTTCCACTTCCAACAAAAGTATTTCCAGAAACCAATTCAAAATGTGCGGAACCATTTCTTATGCTTGCGGAAGTAATGTTTACATTTGTTGGTTCGATTGCCATTCCCGAAGTGTAATTTACAGTTCCCACACCAGACCCTGTAACGGTAGCGGCGTTCAAATACCCCGTAGTTGCTATCCCGCTAGAATCGCCAAGCTGAATCTGAATGTTGCTTGTTCCACTTGTACTCACCCCGCTAAACATCACCGTGATGCGTTTCACCCACGACGGGATACCAATGAAATCAATCGACGTACCAGAGGTGGAGGCCACGGCTGTACCACTCTGGATGCCGTCATAAACGGCCCCGCTGTTGGTCGTTACACCAGCACTACCATTGATTACAACTGACATGACAGCCCCTTGAGTTCATCCAAAGTTGTGCAACCGTCTACCAGATTCGTGATGTCTCGCAGACGCTGTTTTTCAGCCACGATAGCCGATGTGTCTCCACTAGTCTCAAGAGCGCGTTGAAATGCAACATCTTGAGCAACCAGTAACGGCGCACGTTCAGCCCTTAAACGATCCTTCGTGATGGCTTGTGCCTTTGCAAAGTCAATAGTAATCATGCCGTCACCTCTGAAAAGTCAGCAGTCCATGCAGCACGGAATGTGCGGTCAGAAGGAATATCAGAAGCCTCAATGATCTTGAATGGCTTGCCAACAGGCACATCCTTGGCCGCGATCTGCTCAATCGTCAGGCCGCACTCGGCAGCAGGCACGATGACGGACACGCCGCCGTCGTCAGTGGGGTAAATGATGCGTTGGTTCATGGTGGCTCCTGATTAACGGTGGATGGCAATGTTAACCATCTCGGAATCTGCTACAGCAGCGTTTGCTGCGTTTGTCACTTGAATTTTTAACGCTGTTGTTGTAACCGATGTTGCATACGCATCGTTATGTATACGAACGTTTTGACCGCCTGTCCCACCAACTATTTTTGCTGTCCCATTAGCGGAATAATTTGCATCAGGCATCGCCGTTGTAAAGTTCACCGTGTAGTCACCACTACCGTTATCCGTGATGCTCGTCACGTTGAACGAAGCACGAATAGCAACCGTACTTGTGCCATTAAAGTTCACCCAGGCGCGGCAAAAGGTTCCGATCTCAGTGCCAGCACTGTCCTGAACTGTTGGAGGCGTACTGGCAACACCATTTTTAAGAACTAGAGTGCTAGTGCTAGCCGCTTCTAATTTATCTGCGATTACTGTTCCAGCCATGATTAGTTCTCACTCATAAAGGATGTTGATGGAACCGGCATCAAAGGTGTCAGTGCCGTTGACAGTTGTGATGCGAACACGGTCAAGGGTGCCTGAGAGGGCTTGGTTTCCGCCGCCAGTACACATCCTGGTTGTGCCGCTATCTCCAAAACTATGCGACTCAATCCAAGTATTTCCAGTGACGTTTGCAATAATCATATTTCCGCTGTACGCCCGACCAGCGCCCATATCGGCGTCAATTGCAAACCCAGTTGAATATACGGCGACACCCGCCGAGCCACCGTTAACTGTACCGCCAGATACACCAACATACGAAGTGGCGACAACACCTCCAGAAGTCCCCAATCGAACAACAACTACAGATGTTCCGTTCGTACTCACCCCGTTAAACATCACCGTGATGCGTTTGACCCACGACGGGATGCCGGTGAAGTCGATGTTGGTCCCACTGGTCGATGCCTGAGCGGTGGCAGCGATAATGGGTGCTAGCGTCCCAGTAACTGCCACTAGCGTCTGCGTGTTTGATCCAGAGACAGCAGGAGCCGAGACAGTGATCGCTCCTGAAGTGTCGCCAGAGAGAACTAAAGATGCCATGTCTGTCCTTTCAAATGATTACCCAACGCGAGCCAGTTGGTACTGTGACTGCGACAGTGGTTGTGATTGTGGTAGAAGAAACTGTTTGAGATGGCGAGACAACATAAGTTCCAGTTGTTCCCGTTCCAGTGCCAAATCCAGTGACAACCGTACCAGCAGTCACTCCAGTTCCACTAATAAGTGATCCAATGACCAACACACCACCGCCAGTGCTTCCACTAATGGTGAGTGTAGTTCCAGAAATAGCCCCAGTGCCTTCAAAACTTGAGGCCACGGTGATCGGACCAGTAGACATTGCGTTCTTGTTGGCAGAGATAGAGTACTCAATGTTCACAGTCTGTGAGTTCTCATAAAAAACATCATCTCCACCGCCACCAGAAGCTCCACCGCCACCAATTGCTCCCCACGCAGTACCGTTGTATCCCTCAAACTCCGTGTTAGTCGTATTGAAGCGAACTTGGCCAGAAGCTGGAGAACCAGGACGCTGTGCCGTAGAACCCTTTGACAACAACACGGCACCAGTCGATGTAAAGCTGGAGTCTGCTGATGCAGTCAGTGCGGTACCAGAAATCGCACCACTTGCAGTGATGGAGGTGCCAGTAAACGCACCAGTGGCCGTCAATGCTGCTGTAGTAACAGTGCCAGTGAACGTGGGTGATGCTAGATCAGCCTTCGTCGCAATGGCAATCGCAATGTTGTTGTACTCAGTGTCAATCTCTGTGCCTTTGACAATCTTGAGTGGATTGCCAGAAGGAAGAGCGTCTTTAGTCGCAAAGTTGGTGCTTTTGGTGTAGTTGCTCATGCCAATTTCCCATTTTTCGATTGGATCTCAATTTTCTGGATGGACAAAGCAGATCCATTGATTGTTGCTTCATATCCACTCTGTACAAATTTACCAGATCCAGATGTTGGACAACTCAATTCTTGAATAAGAATGCCGTTAGAGTATTGAGCAATATTGTATTCACCAATGTTATATTCTGAAATGCCTTGTGTAGGTATCAATACATTTGCTGATTGATATGCAGATGTAAAGTCAAAAGACCATTTTACAGTGACAAATTGGTTGGTCCCGCCAATCACTGTAACTTTGATTTTTTTCAGGATAGACGTAACAGTCTGCTCATTGAGATCGGCATAGTTGGTGTAGTACATCATTCGATATGATGCCGTATCATCCAAGTAGGCATCGTACTTACCGATGTAGCCAGTCTTGCCAACCAAAATATCGCCGTTTCTCCTGGCAAGCAATGCCGTAGGCTCTATCGCGTCCCATGATGTGACCCTAAACGATCCGTCTTGAAGCTGTTGGCGCGTATCAAAACAGTACACACCCTTTACAGATGGGAACGTCAGCAAATAGAACGCATCTTTTTCAGAATAGACAGACTTGATGTTCGCAAGTGTCTCGCCATTGATGATCGTTATGAGGTCGTTTCTGACATTCTTAGACAAGTCGCCAAGCGGTGCAGACTTCTCAATGATAGTCCTGGCAAACGACCTAACACCAGAGTTGGACAAAAACAGCACATCTTTGCCCGTGGTCTGAATCGTATCCCGTGCGATACATCCAATCCCGCCTACAGTGTCGCTCAGGCTCATCGTAGAGGGCGTAGTGGCATTTTGATAGACCAGGATCTGCCGTTTGCCAAAGATGATTAGGAAGCCGTTGTGGGCAGCAAGACCTTGGATCTCATCAGGGCCATTGGGCCAGATCCTATCGACATTGAGAGAGCCAGCCGTGCCGGTAGACCACACATGGCCTGCCAAAAGATCAGAGAAGTAGACCGTGTTCTTTACGGTGGATGTATTGGCTACCCACAACCGTCCAAAAGCCGACAGAGCGATGTTGGCACTTGGGACTGTGGCAACATAACCGCTTTTTTCACTTACGCGACGATAGGTTGTAGTGCTAACAGCGGGGTCATAGATTAGCGGATCATGGCCCGTTTGGAAGAAATAGGTGATCCCATTGAGAGAGGAGCAAGACCAATTGCTAGCAGTGATCGTAGGAGCCGTCCCACCCCCCCCGTAGGTCAATTCCACGACAGCATTAGAGCCATCGAGCTTGAACAGCTTGTTATTGCCTGCGAACAATACAGTCAGCGTGCCGTCAGACTGCACAAGCTCATGGATCACGCCAACAGGATTAGCC